GCTTTAGCACAGTCCCAATCGTTTCGTTCAAGGGCAGCTAAAGTTATCTGCCAGTCTTGCTCGATACGCTCTATGGGCTTTCCCATGTTTGTTCCATGAGTGGCCTCGGATGACGCAGATACAGGGGTAGTTCTGGCGGGCCGGACGCTATCCCGGCTCCCCGAATCGGTAGCAGCACCGTCAGGGCCTATGTTCCACTTACGGCCAGTTTACCGTGATCAACCCGGTAGTAACCCGCCGTTGCAGCTGCATTCTCAGGCGTGTCTTGTCGCGAACTAGCTTCCACGCCGCCGCCAGTTAGATGGATTGCGAGGCAAGGACTCCAATTCCCTTGCATGGCGCACATGGCAGAAAACGGGTAATGCCAAGGCTACGGCCTGGAGGTTCACCGCGTCGCTCGCAATCCGCTGACAGATTCACGGTCTGTCAGAAACTTGGTCTGCCTCATCCATCAGTGATGGCTTAACGGACTTTCACCGAGGGCCTCAATTGAGCAGTTTATCGTCATGCTCAGGACTGCTACCCGTGCGATACCTTTTCAGCCCCATTAAAGGACGCTCCAATCATGCGCTAACCACAACTCGCACATGACCATCGGTTGTCTAGAGACAGTTGTGGAACATATCTCTAGCGTATTTCCTAGGAGCGCCCATTGGTGGAGCTGCCGAGTAATCGAAACTCGGGTTCACGGGCGGCAATTAGATTTCGAACTTGCCGTAACGCGGCTGGCCGCTTGCTGGGCCTGGGCCAAACATTGGGATGCTAAAAGCCATTGTCAGTCTCCTTCATATCTCGGCATCAACCTCACAGCGTACCGTGTCGCGGTGTCCGCACTCAGGTTTTTTCCAGCCAATAATCTCTTTCGTGATCGTGTTCACAATGGGCACCGGACAAGCGTATCTCCAATGTCTATACGATGAACTCCTATGAGCTTGATCCCATTCGACACCTAACAGCGCTCCGCTGCGTTGGCATCGCTGTTGATTGAACGGTTGGGGATCGGCTCCCATTGCTTCCGCTTGATCCATCACGTCGATCTCAAGACGCCGGCAGATCATCATGGAGTGCTCCGTGGCCCACTCCCTTGGTTCGTATCCCGTGTAGCCTGCGTTCTGATCGGGAGGGCCTGAGATGATTGTTTTGCACACCACCAGAACAACGACTGCGGGCATGGGCACGGGCATGTCAGTCCCCCTTAAATCCGTTCGCTACAGGTTTTGGTCATAGGATTACGCTCCTGGGCCTTTAAACAGGACAGGGTTGCCGCCGCCCCAGCCTTCGCGTGGAGCGCAGCCTGAGCCACCACCAGGACGATGCAACTCGTCTGGGGCAACGTAGATAATCTCTTTCATTCTAACCTCCATCAGATCACGTCCCTCTCTACAGGCGAGCACCAAAGGTCTATGAGCGGGCCTGACTCTCGTTCAATCTCGGTTTTCACTTCGTCACACTCACTCTTGGTCATGTCGAAGCTGATAGGGCTCCCCTTCCACTCTAGGACGTAGAGGGTGATGGTCAGGATGATGAGAAGCCTTGTCATGCGTTCCCCGTTTAGCTTTCGGCGGGCCTCGCGCTACTGAGGCTCCGGGAACGAGCGCGTCCCCCGGTCTCACCGTAGAGGCATCGTGCCGTACGCAGGATCGTCGCGCTTCTCACCCCTGCGGCCCTGTAAAAGGTGGCTGGCCTCGCCTCATTAAAGGCTGCGTGTCTGCTTTCCACGCCGCCGCCGAAACTCCTTGCCTCCATAACTGATATGAGATAACTTACCTCATATGAGTTTCGAGGTCAATATCCCATATCAGAAAAATCAGGTGACTAATCCCCCGCCTTTGGCTACCCCTAGGCATGTGGGCAGGAAAAAACGATGGTCCGAGGACATGCAAGCTCGATTCCCGGAGGGGACTTTCGAGCAAATCGCCTCTGTCCTGAAAACCAATGAGGACCGTACTGATTTTGTGAGAGAAGCCGTCGAACGAGAAATCAAGCGCCGTCAGAAAGCGAGGAAGCGATGACATGGACCGTTTACATGGAAGGCAAGATAATTGGCACTTGCCCATCAAGACCGAGCGCCAAGTCGTATGCGAAGCGTAACGCTGTCGAGGTCGAAAAGCATTTCTCCATCGAAGACCAATATGGGAAGCGATATGTTAGCGTGATGTCACGTCATAGCCGTGCTGACTGGATTGAAGACGCAGGCCAACGTTCCTAAACCACCAAAGCGTAACAGACCAAAAGAATGAAGGACGGAAGCGATGACACCTGATGCTGACGGGTTCTACCGCGTCACGTATTTGACTGGCTGCGTTAAGCTAGAGCCCGTCATATGCCAAATCCTCTCTGGCGATGTTGTTGAACGCAAATGGTGGGGCGGGAAAAAGACGCGCCGAGAATTTCACGTCATTAGTCGATATGCAACAATAGGCCCCTTCCCCTCGGAGGGGGAAGCTCGCATTGCAATCCACGCCATCGGCGGAGTTCTAGCCACCCAGAACCAGAACATACAAACCCAAAAGAATGATAGCCGCGACTGATACCAACACGGCTAGATTCAGGTCTCGTTTCATTTGCGCTTCTTGGGTTTCTTCTTCTCGGCCTGAGCTTTCATATACGAAAGGCCAAGCAGGAAGATCGTTCCCCAGATGCCGCCCCCAACCACCTGCGGGTTGGAGGCCAGCATGTCGAACAGACCGGAGAAGTCCATTACTTGGTTTCCTCACGCATGGCATCGACCTTCTCACCCACGAAGTAGGCAATCAGCGAGCCAAGCAGGATTTCCCACTTGTCGGCAACCATTTCGACAAGCATCTGTGCGGTCATTTCACCTGAGCCCCACTGGACAAAGGCAACCGCAAGAGCGGACACAGCCGCAGCGAACGCAGTCCACTGGGTGCGCTTCCCTTCGGGAATCCAACCACCCATTACGAATTTCATAACCCAGTCCATGTTCAGTCTCCTGTTTGCTAAGTCATTTGCCGCTTCCACAAACGGCATCGCGTATTCACCATGGCTCGTTAGAGCTTCCGGCTCTTGCCTTTCAGGCAATAGGATTCCCATGGACGTTTGCGCCTCATGAGTTTGAGTAAGAGATATCTAAGCGTGAGACAAAGACGGCACGCTCTAGGATGCTTGAAGCATCGGTGAACGATTGACCCGAAGGGGCTATTGGTCGATTGCCGCAAGGAACTTGAGAGCATGGCTCGCAATCAAGTCAGCTCTATCGAGCCCATTCACTGTGCGTCTGGCGTTGACCCAATCGGTTTTCGTGTCAGTGAAATAGTCGTGCAGCTTCTTGCCCGTGAAGGTTCCCAGCGTCATCCCGTCAATCAAGATCGGGACGGCATACTCAAGATCGGAAACCCATTGCGGGTTGCCTACAAAATCGACGTTGAGCCTTCTGCTCCAATCGGTATAATTGGACCGGCCTGTAATCATCACGAGGCCACGGCCCTTGAACCTCTTGCCGTCACCGGGTTGAGTGTTGCCTAAGTCTCTACGGCCTTCGTAAGCGGAGCCCGAGGCGTATTCCTCAAGGGCTCGCCAATAGTCAGCTTCGTGATGCGCGGTCGCTAGAACATAAGCCCTGGAGCGAAGGGAAAGGTTGGACGCTTCTAGCCCATCGACAACAGCCTCGATACGATCAACTTGATCCTGTGTCAGCTTTCCGCCCGGCATCATGGGGCGGACAGCGTCGAAGAAACGCTTTCTGTTCATGCTCTGGCCTGTGAAATTGATTCAGATGATCGGACGTGAGATCGCCCGGTGGCTCGATAAACGAGCGAAGCGGAAGCTTACTGAAGCGCGTAGTTCAGGACGGTCCCGACAAACCCGGACACCGCGATGACAGCCGAGATAATCGACACCATCATCGCCCGCTTGCCGTTGTTAGTGTCGAGTTCCTTGTCAATCCCTCGACGCCAGGTGGTCCACTCTTTCAGTTCGTTCTCGAACGCAACGCGCGGAAGGTAAAGTGCTTGCGTCTCTCTGGTTTGAGCCCGAGAGTGGTTCAGCTCTTTCAGCCTGCGTGCGTATTCCCTAGAACGCTCTTTTTGCTGAGCTTCGATCCTCGAAACATCGACCGCTAATTGCGTGACGGCTTTTTGTAGATCGTCCATGTCATTTCGGCTTGTCGTTCCTATGGAGCCAGTGCTGACGCAACCTGATCCCCATGATAGCCAAGCCCCCCATAGCCGTGAACGTCACTAGAATTGAGTTCAGATCGCCAAGGTATGCAGCCAAAGGAAGACCTCCCCCAGCCGTTGCGGTTATCCAATCCTTGGCCGCTTCGCTGTGCCCCTGCCACCACATCTCGCCTACCTGGCGATTTGTGATTTGCACACGTGGCTGGGTTCGCATGTAGTATCCTGAGCCATGAAAGACCTCCCGTTTTGAGGTTGAGTAGTGGTTAGGAACGTCCAGGTTGCGCTAATCTTCCTGGGCGTTCCGCTACGTTAGACTCCAGTTTGCAAGCACTTTGTCAGTACAATCGTGGGCTGGATGTGACCCTTAGCCGTCCCGGAACCACCTAGAGGGATGGACCCGCCAACATCAAGATTGGATGTTATGCCAAGATCAAACTGGTTCTGATTTATAGATGTCACGCGCGCCGACCCACCTTGAGACACGCCTGCGGTGTTAACACTGACGTTACGCGCTATGTTGGCAAAGCTGGCCGAACCCGTAAGGGAAATGCTCCCCGTAACAGATAGGTTGGCCGAAGACAGGTTGGTGCTGGGTAGGTTGCCTAAGGCGAGAGTGAAACTCTCAACACCGCCCACCGCGCCCAGCGTGTCGCCGTTTACCCCGTCTGTTAAGTCAGTGAGCCGATTGGCGGACGTGCCCCCCATGTCGTCATCGCCAGCAACGACACGGCCTCTAATGTCAGGCACGTTGAAGGTCGTGGTGCCGTTTCCAGCGCCATAGGTCGTGCTGGTTATCCCGAACAGGACAGAATAGGTTTCCCGGCTGATTGCTTGTCCGAAGGGAGATACGGAATACGCGGGACATGTTGCGCCCACATAGTCGAAGATCGTCCCGACCTGTATTGTTCTTTTCTGAACATCGGCTGCAAGCTTGTCATAGGTGACAGCCGACGATGCAATCTTGCCCTCCGTTACGGCAAGGTCGTTAATCTTCGCCGTAGTAGCTCCGAGGTTCTTGATACGGAATTGTGAGCCGTTCAGTTCAAGCGTGGCGTTGTCAGCAGTGTAGACGTTCGATCCCGCAGTTTGCACGAACGTGATGTTATCTGTGCCAATTTCGACGGATGTGTTATTGTTGGCCCAGGTCTGGTTGCCGTTAGCAGTGCCTTCCTCGACCAGCACTGTAGAGCCGGGAACTTCGGCGTCTTCGTTTGCGTCAGCCGCTCGTGTAGGAGCGCCGGTAGCCTCCACCGTATAGATACCGTTTTCAGTCTCGGTGGTTTGGTTCTTGATGAGTATACGGTCGCCGGTCGCCAGCGTAACGCCATCGATCTCGTCACCATCCTCGAAGTCAGAGGCAAGAGTACCGTTAGCAGTAGTAGCAACCCTAACCGGAGCCTTCCACTTGATGCTAGCAACAGCTACCGCATCGACGTAATCCTTGACCGCTGCCTGAGTTGGCAAGAGCGCGTCTGAATCAGCCCCAAGAGTCGGATCGTCGTCCCAGGCATCGGTCGCGAGTTTGGCAAAGGTGATGGTGCCCGCAACGTCAGTGTCGATGGTTCTCCAGCTGGACCCGTCCGAGACAACGGTGACAGTTTCGTTTTGCTTGGTGAGAGTGTAGGTCGAAGTCCCGTTGATCGTCTCCGTGCCTATCGTGTCAACGATGACTGTATTGGCCGACGCATCGTTCTTGCGGACCGTGACCATTTCCCCGTTGAGGACTCCGATCAGGGTTATAGTCGTATGGTCAGCCGTGGCATCGACATCGACAACCTTGCCAATATCAGCCGCGACAAGCGTATAGTTTCCAGCCTTAGCTAGGATTGGCCGTTCGGGGGTGGTATCGATCCCCAGGTCTGCCGCATTCAGCGCTCCGGGAATATCGTCGGAGGTAAATAGGACCGTGCCGGTATCGCAATCCTCGGCGTCTGAGGTAAGAAACACCTCCTTGAACGCTCCGATAGGAACATAGATCGGATCGCCAAGAGTGCCGGCAGAACTAAGCTCGATGGGCTGAGCCCACGCCTCTGCCTCATCAGCTGTCTTAAAGACGGTCAGGGCGTCAGTGGTTCCCGCCTCGTAATAGCAGAGCTTTCCACTGGCGTAGGGTTTGCCGTTTTGATTGACAAACGAAGGGGCACCCTCGGAACGCCATAGGTCTGCGGCATGAGCCGGGAGGGCCGAAAAGCCGAGCAAAAGCGGCAGGACAATGCGGGAAAGACGCATTCCTTTTCTCTCTCTGGTTATGGTAGGGTTGTGGCCGCGCGGGGTCAGGAGATGCGCGAAAATGAAATTTACTGACGTGGCTAGAACAGCCGAAAAGTGGATTCACTACATAGGGAGAGGCTTCGCGATTTATATTAGCTTGGTGTTCGTCGCCGCGTTCCTCTACGCCATGTACCTTCTAGCGCGCGATATTGTCGGACTGCCGCCCGTTCACTGACGCGCGCCGCGTGTTTGGTATCCGGCCTGCAACGCATTGCGAGCCGGGACGTTGCTCAAAGCATTCGCCACGCGGCCTCCGGCATGGGCAACCTCTCCAACAATGCGCGGAGATTGCATGGCGAGTTGCCCGGCCACTGCCGGAAGCGCAAGCGGGTTCATGGTCATAAGCCCTGCCCCACCTGTCAGCACAGCACCGGCCTGAGCCCCAAGCCTAGCCAGGCCACGAGGCTCCCAGCTCTTGAGCGCCTGGCCAGCAAGTTTCTGCATGAGGTTAGTTGCCCCATGTTCCTCCAGCAATTTCACCAAGTCTGCGCGCTTGCCGTAATTGGTGTTCACGTTGTCACGCATGACCGATTGCAGCTTTCGGAGCGTGGTATCGACACTGGCTTTAGGATTGAGCGAGAGCGTCTTTTCCATCTCGCGAATGAGATTGGACGCCGTGCTGTAATCCTTCATCGTCTTTGCGTAGGTCGGAGCCTGCTTGGTAATCTGGTCCTTGACTACGTTGTAAATCTGATCGGCAACACGACGCTGTGGCGTTCCGTATTGCGCGCTCTCTCGAATGTCACCAATACGCTTCTTAAGCGCGTCAAACCCTGCCGCCGTGTGATACTCAGCCGGGTCGAGTTGCTTCCATTCGTCCATAACTTTCGCTATGTCGGAAATGGTCGCATCCGTGCTCGGGGAAACGCTCACCCCCTTAAAGGTCGTATCAGCGCGCGTTTTATTCAGCGCGTCCTCAACCTTGGTGAAGTTCAGAACCTTTGCGTCCTTGGCAACATCGCCCATGCCTGCTGTATATGCAGCACTGCGTTCAGCTTTGATTGCAGAAAGCGCGGTCTTTGCATCACCAATAACATCTTCCAGGGGCACGTTGCCGCGCATGTTCTCACGAAACGCGGTTGACGCCGCACCGCCTTGGGCACCCGATCTAGCCGCCTCTCTGATCGGCCTGCCGCCCGTTCCGGTCGCAACACCCATGATCGCAGCGCCAGTATGCCCGATACCCTTTCCGACAGCCTGAGCGCCCTTGAGTGTCGCATTGATGGGATCGACCGCGCGCGATACCGTTCCGGCAGCCCTGCCAACCTGGCCAGCGATGCCAGGAGCGCGTAAGAGCGCCATCTGCCCCCCGGTTAGAACGGTCGAAAGATCAGCCGCGAAGCCAACCGGGTCTTCTGCTAGGGTGCGCTTGACGTTATCCAACCCGCCGTAACGATCAGCAAAAAACTGCCCGACTGCATCTGCGTAGGGCTCATATTCCTGTTCGCCTGGAATCACTTTCTGAGCCGCGCCGACGCCAACCTTGCCAAGCGTCTTTGCCGTGCCAACAGGGTCAGTGACCATTTGGAGCATGTCTTGGCCAAACCGCTTGGCACTCGGGCCGACATTGGACATAGCCATGCCGCCAACGTCAGCAAGACTGGCACCGGGATTAAGTTGTCCTGCCTCTTCCGGCGTAGCCTCCCTAGCCATGCCTCCCTTTGGCGCTATCGTAACGCCTGAGGTGGGGGCAGGAGGTTCGGGAGCCTGTAGCAACCGCGCGAACGGATTGTCCGGGCTCATCTGCCCATTCTGAGCAACTAGGTTGCGAAAGGGATTATCGGGGCTCATTGGCCGACCTTGACACCCATCTTAAGGAGTTCGGAGCGGATAGCATTTTCAGGAACACCGGCGTCCATTGCTTCTTGGACCCAACGCTTGACCGTTTCCTCGTTCATGCCCTGTGGCATTTGCACGTCAGGGTTATAGGGAGAGTCGGTTGTCACTGGGGGAGGCTGGGTTGGCGTCATGGAGCCGCTAGGCGTGACGTTCATGGTTGGAACTGACCTAACGCCAGCTCGCTGTGTGGCCCGTTGCTTCCCGATCTCAATAATCCCACGCAATTCTTGAAGTGCCTCAACATACGCTTCGTCACTCTGAGCGCGATCAAGACGGGCAACGGCTTCAGTGCCCTTCTGTCCTTCGATCTCGGTAATGTGACCGCCACCCTTCAGGCTCTCGAACGCTTCCAAGAACGTCTTGCCCTCTAGTTGCTTGGCTGCAATCTGAAAGTTTTTGGCGTCAGTCCCAGGAATGTAGTTCCGAGGATCGAACATGCCACTCTTGCCGGTCGCAGCTTCGCGTCCGGGGTGTTCGATCATCTTGTCAATCAGGGAGATTGCCTGGTCGGCCTTAGATAGAGCACCAGGCATGTCAACAAACGCCTCGCCGCGCTGCTTGCCAACTTCCTTCTGGGAAGCCTCACCAGAAACATCTATCGGAGTCGGAGCGGCCATAGGGGCTCCAGTTTTGGAGCTGAACGGCTGAACACTCGTGCCGAGGTTTTGGAACGTTACGCCTGGAGTGACTTGCACCCCGCCAGTGTCCAATCTCTGGAACGTTCCGTCCTTACCGATAGCGCCAAGCACCTGATCGCCAGTAACTGGATCGACGCCATAGATAGGCGTTCCGTAAACACTAGAGCGCGCGTCTGGGCTGCCATAATATTGAGCTTGAGCCTGCATTAGATCGCGCTTGATCGGAGCATCAAGAAGCGCATTCCCAGTCTCGATACCTTGACCGAGAGAGTTCATATCAAAGGGCTTCACGCCCATAGGAATGAGAGCATTCAAGGACTGAGCCATTAGGCAAGCGCCCTCCCCAAGAGACTAGAGCCTTTGATCGGTGACGTTGCCAGGCTAATGCCGGACCCAACCGCGCTTAGGAGATTGTTAATCCCTCCAGCCCGAGCATTCGCAGCTCCGACCTGACCAGCAGCAAGCGCGTTGCCCTTACCAGCCAGTGCGTCAGTTCTGTAGCCGAGTGCGTTGCTCCTAATAGTGTTCCGTTCCTGCGAGCCGCCAAGAAGAGAGTTGGCGATGTTATCGCGGTTGTTCATCACCATATCGCCGGAGCCCGTCAGCAAATTGGCCCGGTTAACACCTGCTTGCTCTATCGTGCCACCGCGTCTTGCGCCGAAGTCCGAGATAACGCCAGCGCCTTGCGTTGCCGCGTTCTGATAGACATTGGACCTGTTCGCAGCCGCCCCGGTCTGAATGTCTGCGCTCTGAGCCCCAGCAGTCTGCTCGACACCGGCAACATTCTGGCCGGTTCTTTCTTGCAAGCCTGAGCGTTCCGTGCCCAACCGTGCGGCTAGATCAGCCTCGCTCATGCCGAACTGTCGGGCTAGGTCTGCGAGACTCGAAGCCGCATTAAATCCAGTGTTCGCAATGTTGGCCGTTCTGCCGTAGTAGTTTCCGTATTCCTGCGCTCCGAGCTGATCGCCTCGCTCTTGAAGCTCTTTCATCGCGTTGCCGGAATACAGACCCCCCCTTGCAGTCGCGGACTTGTCGAGCGCGTTGATACCTTCCTGAACGCGGAACTGATAACCTGGATCGGTTTGGAACCTTGCTCTAGCAGCCGCTTGGGCCTCAGGGCCGTTCAGCCCTTGAAGGTCGGCAATCTCATTCTGTGCCGCCTCGCCAGTTGAGGCATAAGGCTGGAACTGACCTTCCGCATCGGCCCTGGCAGACGACAAAGCACCAAAAGCCTGTTGACCTCCGGCGTCGATAGCACTCAAAGCATCGTCACGGCCACCAAGAAGGGAGTTGATTGCGCCCGTCCTGCCACCGGCAATAGAACCAAGGGCGGCTGTCTCGCCTTCACCGAGAGCGCCGATAGCGCCGGTCTGACCCGCGTCAATTCTCTGCAAGGCTCCGGTCTGGGCCTGATCGTAAGCGGCAAGAGCGCGTTGTTCCGCGTTTGTAAGTTGCTGGCCTGCCTGTTGACGGTATTTCAGGGCTTGCGCTTCGGCAGCCTTGAGCGTGCTGACAGCCTGGCCCTGAGACTTAGTCTGATCAGCAAGGGCTCGATCTTGATACTGCCTGGAAGCAGCCATCTGACGTTGAGCGGCTTGGGCTTGGATATCTCCAGCCTTAAGCGCCGCTTTGTCAGCACCGGCAGAAAAGAAGCTGCCAATTTCGTCCATGAGAGCCATTGTGCCCGCCCTTAGATTGCAGAGAAGTCTACGAGAGTTGCGGTCTTGGTTACGCCGCCCGCCGTGATCTTGATGAGGATGTCACCATCATCGCCAGCATCGGTGCCGTCCGACTGCCAGATGATTGAGTGACCTTCGGCTGGGTTTACAGGGTCTTCGGATCGTTCCGTCAGTCCACTAACGGCATCGACAAGCGCGGCGATTTCCTGAATGCCGACGAGGTAGCCTTTTCCAGGCAATGTTGGTTTGCCCGTTCCATCGACTATCGGACCGGCTGGAAAGGGATAGGTCTTTTCCATTACGGCTTGATCGGTGTGTATCTGAGCGCGGCACGTGTCAGTGCGCGGTTGACCGGGGCTGACATGGAAAGCTCGAACCTAAATCCGTCCTCGCCAGATGCTCCCAAACGGTGAAAGCTGATTTCCTTCCGCTTGTCGCCAATCTTTCCCACAGCAGCCATCATCTCGTCGGACCATGTTGCCCCGTCATCGTCAGTCACCCGGAGCATTATCTTTGGGTCGGATTCGTGAGCGTCAGCTGAGTTGATCCCAACGCCAGTAAGAACATCTGCGTAGAGTTCGTCCGCGATAACCCTATTGGGATATGCCCCAACCGGACCGGAAGTGAGTTTCCAGATCAGATGGTCGTCAGCGTCTGCGTTGAAGCCGGGGTCTATCTCGTACAACTCGTTTGATGCGTGGTCCCCAGTTATCATCTTCCCGTCTATGTCAACGAAGCCCTCTGCGGCCCAGCGATCATGCCCTTCGGTTTTCCATTGGAACCATTTGCGGGTCACAAGATCGCAAACCCAGGTAAAGTCAGCACAGTTCAGGCAGTAGAATTGGTGGCCGTCGAGCGAGAAGGTTTGCGCCGTTAGAGTCGTCTTGTCAGTCAGCCTGCGAATGTCGCGCTCGACATCGTGATTTGATATTCTCTCAGGGCTATAGTCTGAGAGCATCCGAACCGTCCCATCCGATGCAGGAAAGATCGGAATACCGTTTAGGCTCTTGATCGCAGCGCCGGAATAGCACCCGAGCTGCAATGTGGTTTGTGGCACGCGCTCGAACACGGCACTGGAGCCAGTCAGAGCGTGGAACTCGATGGACTTGCTGCCGAACAGCACAATTTCCTGAGTCCGGTCTATAATGCCGACTAGCCCATCAGGATTTGCTTCCGCACTAGCGAAGTCCAACGCCGCAATATCCGTGCCTTCGTCAATCGAGGTCCAGAAATAGCGACCGTCTGGAATTGAAAAGACGAAATAGCCACCGATTGAGCACACCCCGTTTGGGGATGGTAGGTCCGAGTCCGCAATGGGCGTTACGGTATCGTTCTCAAGGATCGACTTAAGCCCGTCCGAAACAAAGGCGACCTGAGCGTTAGGGGATTTCCTATTCCTGGCCGCGATGACGGGCTTCTCGCCCGCAAACAGTCCTACCGCCGTCACTACTCCGGCAGATGTTACCTTGTTGACCGTGGCACCGTTGACGATGTAGCCGACCGAACCAAGATCAATCCCGCCCCGAAACCCGCCTGCGCTTGCAAGGGAGGCAAAGGTTCTCAATCCAGGTCGGCAATAAATGATAAACGGGTTTTTGGCGTCTTCCGCAGCCTGTTCAACAAATGCATTGACAAGACGCGCGCCGCCTTCCGGCCCGAAGCATCCAGGTCTGGACTCCAAGCCAAAGTTAAGCGGCTGAGTAGGCATTTACGAAACGCCCCAGCGTCCATGAAGGGTTCTGATTAGTCCCGCGTCCAGTGACGCGTCGCCGGCAGGCTCGATGTATTCAGCCTGCAACGCCGCCCAGCCCATCTCTGCATCGCGACCGATCCCAGCATCAATATCCATCCCGTAGTCGCTCGCGAGCCTTACAGCCAGCAGCGCCTTCACTCCCTGAATGTGCTCGTCATCAAGCGGGAAATCGTCTGACGCCGCTAGAGTGTCGTGATCGGTGTCAACCCCTTCGGCCTTCCATGAGTGCATCATCTCGTTAAGAGCGGTTAGGCCCTCACTGCCTGCGGCACCGTCAGGAGTCTTTCGGGGATTGATGACACGCAACCTCTTGAGGGCTCCGGTCACAACGTCTCCCATGCTGGTCATTGCCGCGCCACCTTCTGCACATCTCTCATGCTGACTTTACGGACGGGCTTTGATTTCCTGGGCTCGTCGCTTTCACCTATGAGAATTCCGCGCTCCCTCAGTGAAATAAGCTCACTGATAAGCTCGTCTTTCTTCTTGCCCATTAGGGCACGGGATTCATCACGCGATAGACCGGCCTTCTCGCAATGATCCACAACGGCGGCGATCATCGCGACCGTCATCTGGTAAATGTCTGGGTTCTTAGACGGAGGAACGCCCGCAAGATAGTGAATGTCCTCGGGGACGGATTTCTCGACGCTCATTAGATAACCTTCAGTTGCGGATCATCGTTGATCATGTTCCCCGTCCACTCCTTGCGTCCGAAGTGCGAGAACTGAATGTCGGGGTAGATGAAAACCTTGCCGCCGATCCTGCGCCAGCGTTCGCAAAAGGCGTAGTCCTCGCTTAACGGCGATCCATCATCGAGAATGATTGTCTCGTATAAGAGCGAAAGAGGCTGTCCCTTACGAATACAACTCAGCTCGGGGTATGCCTTCTGCATCTTGAGCATGGCCCCACGCCGGACTCTGATGAACCCTCCGGGAATGCCATCGGCCTCGATAAGAGCCTGAGAACCGCTCTCACGCTTATTCCTTGCCTGAAACACAGGCTTGTCAGTCTTGGCCGGATACACACCGCCAATCACGTCATGGGGTGACTTGATGATCTCTAGCGCGCCTTGTTCGTCCCATCCAAGGTCTGCATCTATGGATAGAAAGTGCTCTGCACCGGAATCCAAAAACTCTTGCGCCAAGATAGCCCGCGCGAACGAAATCATCGCGCAATGGCTCTGAAACGATACTGAAGACGCCAACCCTAGCTGGCCCAGAGCAACACAGGTCTTGAACAACGATTGAGTGTAGGACACGCACACGTCACCGCTATGGGTTGGTGTGGCGATGAATACGTCAGGCTTCATAACTCGCATCGAGACGGCTTAACGGCTTGAAGGATATAAACAAACGTCCCATCGGCGTAGGTTTTCAAGTGCCCGAAATCAAAATCAGCCTTGTAGCAAAACCGATAATCGGTCATCGGCGTCTTTCCACATTGCTTCTCGTATTCGGGCTGGTTCAGGAATGTCAGTTGCTCTAAGCCGACAATCCGCGTGTGTCCCGGATCACCCCAAGCCCATCTGGATTTACAATCGGGAGAGGTTCCATAAAACCAACCTCCCGGCTTAAGCACCCGCCAGATGTCGGACCACTGATCGAAAAAGAACTTCCAGTCGCCCTGTTGACCCGTGTGCTCCATCACCTCGTAAGCGTGGATTTCGTCGGCCACGTTGTCACCGAGGGGGAGCGGCAGAACAGAAAGGTCATGGACAATATCAGCCCCAACATCGGGGCTAATATCCACCGTGACCAAATCCTTCCAGTCCGTATCGTCTTTCTGATAGAGCTTCTTGGCGTGGTTCCTGCCGCAGCCTAGGAGGATTTCCATTCAAGCCATTCTCGATCTCAACCAGTCACCAAGATTGCCAACGAACGCAGCCTCGCCCATGTGCATGAACGTCACTTCGGGGTCGACCCACACCTTGCCCCCAAGGCTTCGCCACTTCCGGCAGAAGGTGTAGTCCTCGCTAAAGAAGGTCCGGCCCTCGCGAACGAAATCAAACAACGGCCAAGCTTTGCCTTCGGGAGCACCGAACTGCTCGTACCAATCGTCCTTGTGAGCCTCTACTAGCTGCTCACACGCCTTGCGGGTTAAACGCATGAACCCCGCCGCGATACCCTCGACTTCCAGTAATCCGGTTTCGGGATCGGCCCATAATTCGGCTCCCTCTTCAACCCAACGGATCGGAAACGAGGTTTCGGGAAACCGTCGCGGATAGGCACCCGCTACTACGTCAACAGGATGCTTGAGCAACTTGACCATTGCTCCGTCCTGCCACGCGACATCGTCATCGACAAAAAGCAGATCGTCACAGTCTGAGGCCAAGAACCTTGCAACTGCTAGATTGCGCGCGAGAGAGATGGGGGCAAAACATTGTAGGCTTTCACCTAATGTTACTCCCCATCCCTCCCGAGCGATTGATACCATGCCCTCCATGATCGACCTCATGGTAAGGACACGAACGCCATCCCGGCTAGATGGGACAGCGATATACACGTTACGTTGGGGCAACTAGGCAGCGCCCTTGATAAGGCCCAACGTAGCAAGTGCAGACTGCACCTCAATCAAGAGAGCTACCGCAGCGACCAAAGTGGCCCCCGTAGTAATAGCCGATTGAGCTGCCGCCGCTGGCTGGGCTACTGGCGCTTTGCCATAGAAGCCAAGCTTATCGGCTGCTGACTGACCGAGAATGGTTCCGTCAACGTCGCCGTCAGATAGTTGTTTTTCGCCTGCCATTGTCAGGTCCCTCCCTTAAGTGCCGTTACCGGACATGCGAGTGGCAAGTCTGGCATCGAGGGTTTTGACACCATAGAGAACGTCGAGACGGATGATCTCTTCGTCGTTGATGATGTCGTAGTCCTTCAGAACACGAATGGAGTAGCCATTCTTCTGCTGCTTGGACTTGAACGCCACGCCGTCAGGCATCACGAGAGGACGCATCACGAGCGCAAAGGCGTTCTTGTGAAAGCACATATTCTGAACGTAGTTGGTGCTAGCCGTGCCCATGTTTAAGATGGTGTCGGCGTCCGCAGGAGCCTCATTCACAGTCTGATAAGCACCCGACGTGATAGCCGGGGGCGAGACAGTGATTTCCGAGTCTCCAGAGGTCACGGTGGCATCTGCCTTCACGACGAATTGCTGCAAGTGAGCAAGGGTCGCCTTGGAAACAGGGTTGACCGCGAACACGCTATTGATAGTGAACACGTCACCTTGATGGAGGTCGGTCGAGTCCCACCCGTCCGTAGACAGGATCATTTCGCCCGAATCCTTCGACAACGCATAAGTGGTCGTCAAGACACCGTCGCCCGCTGCCGCGTCGGCAAGAGGCGTGGTGTCGTCGCGGCCACCCGTCAAATGGGTCGCCACGTTCTGGCTCATGTACGTATCTACGTTGCCGATCTTGCCGATGGTGCCACGGCGATACGCCTTCTCACCAATCGAGTTGAAGAACAGCGCGGTCTGCGAGCCAGCCAAGGCCCAATGGTCCGAAGGTGACAGAACGGCTGAGCGGTTGTCAGTCGGCACCGCGCCAAGATCAAGACGCTCCGGGCCTTTCGCAAAATCGGCATAGGAGTTGATCTCGTTGACGGAGCCAAGCGTGCCGGTCCAGTTCCACACGTCCTTGTAAAGACCGCACACAGTAGCGTCGATCTTGTTGGCGAGTTGGATAACTGCTGGCTTGATGTACCGCTCTGAATACTCGTCAATAGTCAGAGTCAGGTCGGCAGAGCTGAAGCCCCACGCGACATGGTTCTGCCTATCGACCGCAACGGAGAACTTACCCTCCGTCACGTCCTGCTTGTTCAACGTGGCGCTTTCGGTCACGGTGAACTGAACAGGCCGACGCACCGAAATGGTAGAGCCCACCTTTACGAACTCGTCTTCGTAGTCGCGATGGACAAGTCCGCCCATCACGCAGTTGTTCTCCAGCTGCATCAAAGCCTCTTTGGCAATGATGCTCGGAGTAATAAGGGTGTTCGACATCTAATCCCCCTCTTGGGGTTAGGAACCCTTGGCCATTCTCCATGCCTTGTATTCTTCGTAAGGCATTTCTTCTGGCGTCCTGCCACCTTGGTGCGCCTTACCGCTAACCGTGGGGACAGGTTTGGGTGCCGATGAAACAGTCTTGGGCGTTGGAGCGGTTAGTCTCTGCTCCAGCCTGCCCAATGCTCGTGCCGCCTCTACGGGCGACATTCCAGCGATGCGCTTTGCTTCGTGCCTGTTCTTGCCGAGCCAGTATGCGAGCTGTGCCGGGGCATCCCCTTCCATGATGAGGTCGGCCATGACCTCGGAAACAGGAACGGATGAGTCAAACACAGTCTCGAAATCGGGCATGGTCTGGCGCGCTTCCGCCACCACGTCTGCCCACGCCTCCTGCCGCTTGCCAGCCAGTTCCGCCAATTCGGACTGAACGCCGTCGAATTGGGTTTCCAATGCGGCTTCTTTCGTCGCGCGCTTGAACGTGGCTGTCTGGTATTCGGCTGGATCGTTGAAGTCCTCTTCTCTCAGAGGCTTCTCGGCTTTCAGCTTGCCGATCTCCTGGTTCAGACGGGATACGGACCTACGCAAGTTGCGGTTATCCCGCGTGACTTGCTCGATACGTTCTTGCGCCCGAGATTTAGGCTTCGGCTTAGGCTCGTCTTTCGCTTCGCTGTCGGATTTGGTGTCGGGATCCGTGGCCCCTGCGTCGGCACTTCCCTGCTCGGTCGTGTCGTCGGTAGCTTTAGCTTCGGTCTTTTCGACCTCTGCCGCCGAACCGGATTCATCCGGTGTAGGCGTGGCGGGTTGTTCGCTGCCCGTCAGCGTGTTTTCGTCGGACATAAATTCCTCTGAGGTTAGTGTGAGTGGTCCGCTTTAGGAGCGGGCATGGCAACGCAAGTGGCTGCCACGTACCAGGGAGCGTCCCTGGCTGCGTCATCGCATTCAGCGAGTGACGGATAGGGTCCAAAAGTCGCAGCCCACATCCACGATGACATCATCAGATAAAAGGTCATCAGAACTCGGGCTCCTCTTGCGGCATGGCGTGTTGCGGTGGCGGAACGCCGAACAACTCGTCTTGAATTTGGCGCTCTGCGTTTTCCATTTCCTGAGCATCGGCTTCCGCATGAACTTTGCGGGACTTGCCCTCAGTCTCCGCTACCTTGGCCCCGACTTCCTTCATCTGAAGCTCGTTGGCTTGTTCCGCCATTGGGTCAGGCTGAGGTTGTGGCGGCTGTTCCTCTTCTGGCAGGAACTCGGGCGGAACCATCTTCTTGAAGCGTTCGGCCATTTCGTCCGCGCCGTCGAAGTCAAGCGTCTTGGCAATCAGATCGCGCACAATCGGCAGTGCTTCCGGGTCGGCCTTGATGTATTCGATAAGCGTCTCTCTCGCCTCGATGCGCTGGCTTGTGTAGCTCGGACCCACAGAAACACGCACGTCATAACGACCCTTGGTGAGGTCGTTGTACGTGACCGGCATTCCGTCTTCGTCCATCGTCGGCCAGTTGATGTTCTCAAACTTTTGCTGTTCATCCTCGCCCATCACACGGATGATGCGCTGGGTATCGTAAATCTTAGGAATGAGGTCGATCATCACCCTCCCGGCATGATCGAGCGAACGCTTTAGATTGTCGGCAAAGTGATAGGTGCTAACGTCACCCTCTTGCTGCCTGCGTGCGATAGCCACACCGGAAGTCTCGTTGGACTTCGCTCCTAGTGCAGCATCGTAAATCCCGGTTGCCGCCTTGATGTCGTCGGTAACAAGAGCGGCTTCTTGCCAGATTGCAGCCGGTGGCTCTGGCGGATCAATTCTTTTCGGCTCAATCGATGGGGCTTTGTTGTCCGGCGTGTATCTCAGATAGGCTTTCGGGGAGCTATGAGCGGAATCCCATTCCCCTTTGTGCTTTCCGATTTGCGTATCGGTAACGAGCCACTTGGACTTAGGCGCGAGCGCAATCAACTCCGCTGCTGCGCTTCTCCAGTAATTGTAAAGCTGCTGCGGGTCGCGAGCGCCGCGTATGAGCGACATACGAACAGTCTTGTTTTCGAGATGAACCTCGGAGCCAATTACCGGTATGATCGGAAAGTATTGACCGGCCCACTTGTTTACGCCGTCCAGAACCTCTGCACCTGACAACAAGCTCTGCTCGATCTTAGCGCCGTCAGCCTCACGTTCCCCGACAATCTGGCCGTGAGCGGCACCTAACATGGCCTCCTCGCCGTCCTTGTCAGTCAGGTCAAAGACTGACCCATCCTCAAAGGCGACTAGACGGCGCTTGGACGCCTTCTTGCACCAATACTCGGCAAGCAAGACGCCATCGCGGGTTGACCAATAGAGCCCAGAGTCGGAGCTGCCATCCTTTTGGGCGTCGAACTCAACCTTCTTTGCCTTCGGAAAGCGGCTCTCGAATGTCCCGGTAGGAACGAACTCGGTAACGAAGCACCACTCCGCATCCGAACGGTCAGGCTTTACCGAAGCCGGGTCCCAATACACCGCAAGCGGATATGGGATTGACTCGATCAACAGTTCCTGCTCGAACACCCGGTCCTTGACGTACTCCGTCTTGTAGCGAAAGTGTCCTATGCCGCATGACACTGCACCATCGGCAGCAGTGCAAAAAACATGCTCGGCATGGGATTGGTACTGCACGTCACGCATAAGCGACGTGTAGACCTCTGCAATATCCTCGTCGGACTCGTCATCGCCAGGGATCGCCTTCATAGCGATGTCGGCCTGACGGATGTCGTTGACGACCTGGTTCTTGTGCTGGTTCAGCTTGTCGAGAGTGAGCACGGGCCTACCGGCCGCTTCACGCTGTTGCCGCACGTCCTCCGGCCATTGATCGAGCGCAAGGAACTTGAGGTCTTTTAGCGCCTCTTGACGGTTCTCCTTGTCGTAAGTCCAAGCTGCCTCAAGACGCTTTTTAGCTTCCGTTAGCAACGCTCGGTTGTCGTCGTCACCGTCCTTTGGTTCGGAATACGCTTCATCAGCCATTCACGGCCTCGTTGGACCTGTTCCAGGTCAACTTGAATTTAAAGTCCTTGGTGCATGTAATCGGGTCTTCGTCAGCATTAGTGCCAACACCCTCTAGCGTTCCGTGCACTGTGCCATTATCCGATACGGTCGAATCCCACGAGCCCTGCCAAGTGCTATCGTCTTGAAGTGTGAGTGTGACTGTCGCATCAACGAACGATCCCCCGCTCGGATAACTGAGAGCTAGCGTTGCTGTGTCGGCAACGACTAGACCTCCTTCCTCGTCGGTAAAGGTGATGTTCTTGAAAAAGACCGTGTTGCCGCGATCAATAGCCATTATTGGGTATGCTCCAGCTTGATCGCTACGCTTCCGGCTTCAATCGTCATGTTGGCGCTCGTGCGGGATAGAGAGAGGTCGCAACTGCCAGCCATGAATTGCAGGGCGGCGCTTGTGTGCAATAGCTCAAAGTCCACACCGCCCTTGCGTGGGGATATGGCTGCTCTGAGTAATCTGAAGGCGTGACGAACGATTGACGTGAGAACGTCGCCAGTTGCGACAAACCCAGTAGAGATAAACTTGCTCACCGCCTTGGACACGGTGACACTTGAGGTCATGCCGACAGTAATGGCGACTTTAAAGAAGTTCCCCTGGAAGACCATCGCGGACGCGGCAATCCCGCTCTCCAGGAACTTACCGACATTCTTGATGAGCGTGACCGGAGCGATAACTATTGCTGCTACAGTCTTCCCAACGCTTCGAGATAGAGAAACAGAAAAATCAGCACCGGCCAGGACCAGCTTACCAACGTCTTTGGTGAGGCTTGCTGACGCCGTTACGCCAGCCGTGATGAGAACTGGGAAGGACTTAAAGACCGCAGCCGCAACATCAATCGCCGTCGAGATCAGATGAGTGACGGCCTTCGTGATCGTTACCGTGCTCTGTGTGAGAGCAGAGACGATCTTGCCAACGTCGCGGGATAGTGTCGTTGCTGCCGTGACAGAGGCGCTTACGACCTTCCCAATTGCAAAGTTTCCGAACGCTACAGAGGCTTCAACGATAGGAGCTACGATTTTGCCTGCATCACGCGATAAAGTGGCCGATGCGGAAACGAACCTCGCTGGCTCTCCTACCGTGGTATAGCTAATGACGATGATGCCGTTGCGACCATTACCGCCGCTATGTGCTGGATTCCCTACGTCAATCGACGTTGGCGCAGCGCCGCCTACTCCGCCGGCTCCATATAGTCCGGCCAATCCAGTTGTTGTTCCACCACCTCCACCACCGCCTGGACCGGCTGACACCCCACCGGGGTTTGAGGTCCAGGTCGTTCCGTTGCCGCCATTAGAACTCCCGCCATCCGGCGACCCCCCAGCACCGCCGGCGCCATTTGCGGTTGAACCTTGCGACCCATCTCCTCCATCAGAAGACGGACCAGCCGCACCGCCACCACCTCCGCCCCATGAACTGCCACTGCCAAAATTTAGAGCACCATCGGTGGCATCGCCTCCATCATTTGCATCAGCGCTAGGCGTTGAAGCCGATGCCAACCCACCGCTACCGCCGCTACCGTCAACACCACTAACAGCGCCAACGCCGAGCTGCCCAGCTTTCGCTACAAGCGAAGACGTATTGAATGTGGTGTCTGTGCCGTGGCTGCCATCCGATCCAGACGCTAATCCGCCATCACCACCAAGCCCTCCCTGACCAATTAAATAAGGAATGGATGATGCCATTCCCGGATCAAAGTTTACGAGGAGAGCATACCCACCGCCACCTCCGCCCCCACCAGACCGCCTAACAGGGTTGCTTCTACCTCCGCCACCTCCACCACCACCGCCAAGAGCCTCTATGGTGTTAGTCGTGGTGAAGTCGGCAGGAACAGTCCAGGACGTTCCAGAGGTGAGAAAGATGACCTTGGTTTCCGGCTCGATACCAGGAAACCAAACATCAATCGTCTTCCCCACATTCTTAAGTGTCAGCCCCGCCATATCGGCAGAGGAAGAAAGCAGCTTGCCAATATGGAACTGAAAGGCTGAACTGGCTCCTATTCCAGCCGTAATGGCTTGCTCGAATAGGTTTCCCGTATCAACAGGAAGGGCCCCGCCTATTGCATGGCCTACAGGGGCTCCGATCATTGGCGAACAGCCTTCCTATGGGCTATGCTGTGGTCCTTGGGTGCATCGCGTAGGAGCAACAAAATGAACGGTCTCTGGTTAGTATTGTTTGGCTTGGGCTGCTTCACAGCCGGGGCAGTTATTGGCATCCTAGGCCAACAGATTCTAATGTTGCTTGAGTTCAGGCGATCAGAGCGACGTAATGGATAGAGCTAATCGTTACCGCCGCTCGCGTCCGTAGAAGGGTTTGTTCATCTCAATCCTAAAGCTACAGCAAGATCGGCCACCGTTATCTCGTTAGGCTCTGCCATGCTAATGCGCTGCTGTGCTTCGGCACGTGCCGTGGCCCGAGCCTCTTGCTTGCCGTGTTCGGCCTTCAACTCAGCATCTTCGGACCACTTAACCCCGTCCCATTTGTCATATGGGTTTGCAGGCTTCGCGGTCGTTGCGTCCACGAGCGGGCCAAGCTCTTTGGCTTTGCGCTCTGCACCGTCGAGCGTTGAATAGACCGTCTCGCCCCTGTGATCTTCGACCTGTTCCCACTCGCCATTCTTTCGGCAGACAACATGCCCCTCTTGCGCAGCCGGTGGCGCTTCTAGAGTGCGCGACTTGTGATTAGGCGGCGGTAGCAACTCTGCCCAGAACGAGTCCCGCTTGGCTTCCATCGAGCCTTTGTGCTCGCCGGTCTCAGGGTCAAAAAGATAGATGGTTGTCATGGTTAGAACACCACGCATGGCAAGAGTGCAACGTTGGTAGGACGGGTTTCTGATGCAGTGCGCGGCGTGCCGTTAACGCCATCCGTGCTCGGACCGAGAGTATCAAACCCGGTGCTATCGGCAGTCCCTGTCTGAAAATGGTCGATTGATGCGCCAGTCGTGCGCGCCGCAGTGCTGTCAAATCGCTGCGGATGCACATGCCCTTGGAAGGCGTCTAGTTGCTCCGCGCCAACCGTGGTAGCAGCACGAATGAATCGGCTAGATGTAATAAGGTCTGGCAGCGTAAAGGTGGTTGACCCATCGCCAGGACCAAACTCACCATCTAGCTTCGCACCCTCGGACGCGGCAAGATTGCCGCTTGCCTGTACCCACGTCCATAGTTCGGCATAGGTCGTGCGAGATACAGCCGAACCATCAAGCTCAAGGGCGTAATCCGGCGGGCTATCGGCTAGATACCAGAAGAACTCGCCTACACCCCGTCCCCGCTGTAAACTGGCAGGCAAGTCGTTGGTGACATCCTTCGTCCCGGCTGACCAGCTAACCTCGCTTGTTCCGTTCGAGCCTTCAATGACAGTATCGATGACTAACGTAGTGGCATCGCTCAGGTGGCCAGTGGCGACCATCCACTCCGTAGGGACATTACGATTCCGCATGAACACGTCGAAGGTGTCAGTTCCTCCCGTGCCGAACGCATTGTTGAACGTCTGTCCCGACGCAGCAACCGTGAACGGTCCCGTTCCAGTATCGGTTGTGGTTTCCCAAACGAGATTGGCAACGGCTGGCATAAACTACGCAGCCTGATCGAGGGTCGCGCGGAACGTAAAAGTTATACTATCATTTTCTGCGAGATTTATGACCGAGAAATCTCCGTAGATGCTCATGTTCGCCCCGGAAGGGGGATTACCCGTGCCGGCGCCATCAAACACAGCCGCTTCCGTAATCGCTCTCGCGCCGCCCGCCGTCAGCGTTCCCACGACCTGAAACGTGTCGTCAGTGGTGGTTTCGTCTTCCGCTGAGAGCGTTCCTGCCGTGCGGTCTTCGGCAGCAGCCGTGGCAAGGTCAGTATCGGTGACGGCCTGGCCGGAACCTGTCCCCCAGCCGACGTATTTATCCTCATCGGCTGCCACCAAGGCATCCACAAAGGACTTGAGCCCTGTATTGGTTACAAATGAAGCCATCTGTGCTATCCTTCGATTGAAAGGTGAGGTGACGAAATGAGCAAAGGCCGAGACCTGCTCGAAAAGATCAGCCGTATGATTTGCGAGGGACTAGGGGTTGACCCGGACAAGTGGGAGGACTTCGTTCCCCTTGCGTCCGACATCATTGATGAGGTTGGCCGTCCCTACTGGAACGAAGTCCACGGCCTGCCATCTCACGATGAACTCACGAAACTGCTGAAACAGCCTTCCGAACAGCCCGCGTAAGCCACCACCAAAGTCTGTGAAGCGGGTTCTTGTGGTAGAAGCTGACCACCCCAAGGTCTTCGACTGCGCGCACGGTCCCATCGGGATTCCTTCGTGTCACAACAGCCGAAATCGACGCCTGACGAACAGGCGCGCGTGAACTGACTTGCATTCAGATTGTCCTAGTTAAGTCCCGAGCCAGGCTCCCTCGCCCCGAGCCGGGCGGTAGCGTTCCTCTGCACTATTGGACAGAGCGTCGGGTTCTTCGTACTTGATCGCCATTAGGCCAAATGCGTCCGCACAATGGCTTGACCAATCATGCTCGGGCCCTAAGCCTACGTTGCGATCTTCGTCACGCTTCTCGTGATAGAAGCCCAGTGCGTCCCTGCCGGATTCCGTTGTGCTCTCGTTAAACCAGCACATGGGCATGACACGTCTGACAGCCTCAATCCGCATCTTGGCCGCGCCACGTCCTTGATTAGGGACCGACTCAACCTCGAACCCGGCTTCGCTCAAATGGTCTTGGTAGCGTTTGCCGGTGACGTTGTTGGCGTTCACGCCGTCATGGGGAAGGACACAAAGAGCCCTCTGGTAGCCTCTGTCCCGCAACTCGTTGACGTAATAGGCCAGCACCTGACCTTGGCCCTCGATGTAGTCGAGCACCCGTATTTCTCTTGAGATAAACTGAACAATCCAGATCGCGTTGGCATCGGCTGTAGCCCCGGAACCACCAATGTCCCAAAAGGCTTTCAAGGGGAGGATCGGGTCAGGGGTCAATCGTGTAATGCGACCCTGCTGACGTGCGTCCTCTAAACCCTTTGCAAAGTACGCGCCCTCGAAAGCCTTGGCGTACCCGCCTTCCCAAATATGGTCATAGCGTTCGGGATATTGCCGAAGGTCGAGCGCGCGTTCTGTTTCAAGAACCTTCGGAAACCAGGGATTGTCTCGCCAGTTGGCTTCTACGACAATCGCGTTAGCTGGTTTCTTGGTTCTCAGAAAATCGTCTATCGTATCTGACTTGCGCCGTGGGTTCCAGCTGGCCCATATCTCTGACCCATCAACACGGAGGGTCGGGCGCAATAAGGTAAAGCTTCTAGCCGATAGCGTTTGGGCCTCTTCGATCCATGCCCGCTTGAACCTCTCTAGCGACTTGATCGACTCGGCTGTGTAATCCTGCATTCCCTTAAAGATGATCACGCCATCCCTTGGCGTTTCGATCCGGTCAGTGAAAACCCTAAAGCCGTCCTTCTCCCCAAGATCGAATTGCTTTAGCTTGTCCTCGATCAGAAGCTTGGCAGAATCCTTGAGGTCTTTCTGAACCTCTCGGATGCAGACCGATCTCAGCCCCTCCCCCGTTATGCTGGGTTCGGCCAGGCTATCGACTACGATCTGTTCACCGAAGAAATGGGACTTGCCGGAGCCTCGACCTCCCCAAGCTCCCTTGTATCTACTCGGGTTCAGCAGAGGACGGAACGCCCTCGCTACCTCTCTTTTGAGGATCGACAATGATGTTCTCGATTCTGTGGAGCATGTTGATCGGGTCTTCGTCGGAGTCACCGATAATCGCCTGAGGCGGCTTACCGTCTACTCGGTCGCCAACCTCCTTGATTGCCGGCACGTCACCATCCATCGCGCGATCAACTAACTTGCGTGCGACCATGCGGAGCTTGGTGGTCATCTGACCGTCCGCGTCAGTTGCCTCTTCCTTGAGAGCAACAATCAACGCATCACGCATTAGCTTGTCTGGTTTGGCACCCCTCGATGGGGTTGTGCGGGCAGCCACGAATAGCTCCTAAGTGTTAATGGTCGTTACATTATCAGACATGCGAAAGCCCCTCGCTAGCCGTAGCTAGAAGGGGAGAAAAGCTTGGTTGCCGTCGCGTGTTATCTTAGGCCGCGCCTTCAACAACCTCGCCAATGACCGAATCGGGGAGGATGATTTTGCCCCCGCCCACCATCGATCCTTGAAACATAGCGTGAACTGTGCCATTGTCAAGGACTAATTTTGCCTGGACATAGAGCCCGAACAGAGGGGAGTTTTCGTCGGCAATGCGTATCAAGTCCCCTACCCGATATTTAGGCTTGGGCCTGACCGTCTTGCCAATAAACACCTCACCTAAGTGGTCCGTCATTTCCCAAAGCAGCTGCATAGCCTTCTCAGGCACTGGGTAAGGCTCACCCCCTGGGGCAAAGACAACCGTACTAACCCCCGGGAACTGGTTCACTGACCATAGGTGTTCTTTGAGAGTCCTTACGAACAGATACCTACTCAACCAGGACCGTCTCACAAGCCTAGATTTGGCCTTGTGGCCCGTTCCAACCCACTCGGTAGTATGAGGGTAAAAGACCTCAAACCCAGCTCTACGAAGCTCTCTGGCAGCCAATGATTCTTTCTGGGCTTGAGTGTGGCAGGCAAACCAGTGAGGCATTCCCCTATTCCTTTCCGTCATCAGAATGGCTGGCCCTTAAATCGCTTAACAACTGGCTCACGGCCTAGAAGACGCCTCTCCAAACGGTCTGCTGCCCAATTGAACATCCCTGGGAAATAGATACCGCCCCACTCTTTTTGCATTTGCTCCAGCTCTTTAATCGCCTCTTCGACGCCTTCCCGACAAGCAACCCCACAGCGCGAATGCTCGTGATCTGCTGTTTCCGCCATTGCTGAGCCTCCAAACGTAAGTGCCAAAATCAGGATTAATGCTCCCATCTATTTCTTCCCCTCTATTAGAGCGCGCAAATTGGAAGCTTCGTTTCGCAGTAAGGCCGCCTCGTTCCAGCGATACTCACTGCCTGGGCCAGCGGCTAGGTTTTCGGGCCAAAGCTTGTCGGCACGCTCCTCTAACACCTTCGCCGCCGCTTCTAGGCCGGATGCGTAGGCGGATTGGAGTGCGTCATTAACCAGCCTCTCCAGGACAATTAGATGCTGAGAGGCACACGGTGCCATTTGCCCGTAGTTGATTTCCTGGCACCATTGCTTCGTTATTTTCTCCGCACTCTCTCCGTGGTTAGTCATTGTCCGTCTCACCCTTGGTGACGAGGAGGATGTTGTGTTCGGTGGCGAAGGCTCTGACGACTTGCAGAACAGTCTCTTTCGGCCCACGAGACACCACCACAAGACCGTCAGGCCAAAACTCACAAAGCTCACGCAACATCTTATCCCGTGCTTCTTCCTCTATAAGTGGACGGATTGCTCCTATCGCAAAGCTTGCCGCGTGTTTGAATCTTGGCCAGTGGGCATCAGAATACTTTCCCAATGGGATTTCTCCCGGCCATCCAAACTCGTCAGTCGCTTTACAGCGACTAGGGCCGGTTATAGTCCCACCGTCTGCCATAGCTAAGGCCCGCGCCACCTTCTCAATCAATTCAGCTTCTGTGGTCATGGGGATTACCACTCACATTCGATGTAGGTTTTATGGAACCGCTCTTTATCGAGCTGGTCGTAAAGCCACTGGGCGAGTTTGCAGTCAGGTGAAGCTTCCTCGACGGTTACAACGCAGATAGGACCATCGTCTGGACGCAACATCGAAAGTCGGTATTCAATGTCAGCCACATGAAGATCGCCCCAGTTAACCGCGCCCAAATCTTCCTTACGCTGGCGACGAGCTTTCACCAAAAGCCTCTCCACCTCGTCAATCAGGTCTTGCGTGACAACCCCGATCTTCACTAGGCGTCTTTCTGAGCATCACGTTCGGCTTTAATCTCAGCCCAAGTCCGACGCGGACCTCCAGTCGGCTTGAACGGAACAACCGTGTCCCTTGGCTTTTTTTCGCGGCGCTTGGCCTCTCGCATCCAGTTCATCCAGGTTCGGTCCCAATCCAATTTGACGGCGCGCGGACCGCTCTGCGCTAGAAAATGGTCGCGGAACCCCTCAGTCTCGAATTTTAGAACCTCGGTCGAGAGTCCGAAATTCTCTCTGGCTTTGTTGAAGAGGTTTTCAGAGGGTTGGTAGTCAGGGTCCAACCGTGAGCCGCGCTGCTTTGGGGTAGATACCCGTAGGGTATCTGGGGAAACAGGGGGGTTTGATTTTTTCTTAGGGGGGATTTCTGGCGTCGTGTCCGCGCTGTCCTGCGGATTCCGCGTCTTTCCAGTCTGTCCCACGGAATCCGACGGACGTTGGTTCCGCTTGCGCTCGGCGTCACGCGCTCTCTTAACCGCCTGTTTCTCTTGCTCAGCTTGATAATCAGCCTCGACCACAGAGACGATCATCTCCGCAGTAGCGCCGGCTGCTAACATGACTCTGAGGACGGAAGGCTCGATCATCAAAAGCCCTTCTGAGCCCAAGCAATAACTTCTATCGCGCAGCCCCAGGCATCTGCCCAAAGCTCCGATCCTGTGAAGCGGAGAACAGGGATGCCGTGATGCTGCGCCGTGCGGTCGCGCTTGCGATCTCTGGCCGCCTGTTTCTTCGTCCTTTCGTGAAAATCGTGGCCGTCGCACTCAATAATCAGTGACCGCCAGCATGGCTCCCGGTTGGGGTAGCCGTGATCGTAATAGTGAATGAGGAAATCTGGCTTCCACCCCTCTAATTGGGGCTGGAACTCTACCAAGAGCCCGGTCTTGGTCCACCCCGACTCCTTAAGCCGCTTCAACTGGCCGTGGTCCTGGATCGTAAACACTTCGTCGATCTCAGTTTGGCCGTAGCGGCAGGCAAACACCAAGGCGACAAAAAACAGGCGCTCTATAGGGGACGCAAAGGGATAATCGGTTTCGTCCATCAAATCGGCTAGATGGTCTTCAACCTTTTCCGCAACGATGGCGCGGAGTTTTGCATAAGGGTCGCTCACTACGCTTCCGCCCCCTTGTTGGTGAGTGGAAAGGCTTCTTGTTTTGCAGGCTTGGGACGCTCTACAAAGAAGTCTCCTTGCTTGTAGGCTTCGTCTATTCTTCGGCAGGCAATGTCGAAATACTTGGGCTCGATCTCAATGCCGATGAATTTCCGGCCTAGTTTGGCGCAAGCAACTCCGGTGGTGCCGGAGCCCATGAAAGGGTCGAGGATAATAAAATTAGCGGGCAGCTTTTGGAGAAGGGCCTCGCAAAGAGTTACGGGCTTTTGATGTGGGTGAGCCCGTCCTTGTGACTCCCAACTGACTTGAATATGGCCCCTCAACACGCCCTCATCCCTAACCCCGCGCCAGGCATTGCCTCGCACATAAATCAACTCCCAACTTCCCTTCCACGGAAACCTAAGATCGCCCATCCCGAACGCTGGTCCCTTATCCCAGACAAGTGCGCCTTTCGTTCTATCTATCGGCGGAGTTTTCCATGTGCCGAATGCTGCAACATTATCAAAACGCTGCAACACCTCGTCACGAACAGACGTGTCTCCATCATTCGCGATCTTCGACCCTTCCCAACTAGCACCGTGATTTGACGAATGCGAAATCCCATAGGGAGGATCAGTCACCACAGCATCGACCTTGCCCAGCGTGGGCAATATCTCTCGGCAATCACCCAGATAGAGCGTGGCGTCTCCGATATGTTCGATACGGTTCACGCTCCCCCCTCCGATGAATTGGAGCGGACAGTGACGAATGCGTTTCCAGGTTCGCTCTCTTCGTTGATTTCAAGTGTGAGCTTCTTGACTATCGTCCAGTCATCGCCTTCGATAATCCCTTTTTTAACGAGAGCATCCAGTAACACCTTCGATTTGTTGTCGATGTCCCACTTGCGTTTGTTCGGGGGACACAGCTTCACCGAAAGCTCAACAGGCCCCTTGAAAGCCTTGAACGGTTGAAGGCTCAATAACTCAGAAGCCTCTGCAAACCATCTTCGTGCCGCTGACGAAAGAATGTTCCGGCCCTTCACCGCTCGCCAGATGGCGTTTTGTGATATCGGCCATGGGAAATGATAGGTGCGCTCCAAGCTACCCCCCTCCCGTAGCGGAGAGAGAAGGGAACGTGTAGCTCAATGGTCTTTCTGTCGGGTTGGCTCTCATCGCTTCACGAAAAGCTCGATCTTGCGCGAGATACCAACAGAGCGAAAATTCCTCATGCTCCCAAACATGACGAGGTCGTAACGCTGAAAGAGATCGGCTCGTGTGATAAGCTTCGCTCTCGCTTCCGTATGCTGTGGTCATGCGGCCCTCGGAAATTTGACGAACACGCCTTTTGGTTTTCCAGTGCCTATCGCTATGCTCTGATGGCTGCTGCAATAGGGTTTTCCAGGTTCGCGATTGCGCCCGCAGAACAGATGCGCCTCACCCTCATTCCACATGGGCCATCGGCAGTGGTGGGGTTCGAGTTCAAGAAATGGAATGCGATCACCCGGCTCAGGGTCCGGCACCAAGATAGGCAGCTTGCGAACTGGAGCCGTTCGGCACGGTGACACCTCACGGCTCTTTTGATTGCCTGGGGCTCGACGTGGCAAATCGAGACGCCGTATCTTTCCAAGGGTCGCGCAACGCGTTTTCCCCAAAAGATCGGCTATCTGCGAACCTGATAACCCTTTCGACCAGTAGCCTGTGAGTGCTGCCGCGTCAGCCTCTGACCATTGCTCACCCCTCAAACGTGGAAGCTTGATCCTCATGGCTTTCGCTAGAACGGCATTGTATGTGCGCCCGATTTGCTTGCCGATGGCTTCAATAGTGCCGGTGCCCCATTGCTTTTTGAGGAACGCAATCTCGGATTGGGTCCAATAGGAGCAATTGGAAAAATGTCGGTGCCTCATGCGCTCTGACTCCCTACTACTTGCCAGCTTTTATCGTGAGAGGACTCCCCTCCATTTGGTTCGTGCGTGGCGTAGATAGCTGCAATCAACAGACACAGGGTCAGCGTGAACAGCGTCAGCGTTGCACTAGCCGACCTTGCGAAGCTGCGCGATGACGAGGGCGAGATTGGCCTGCGCTCGCGTAATCGGCTCAATCGGTCGCTCGTTGACGTAGAGCGCCCACGGGGTTTCCAAGTGTTCGGCTCGTCGCGTGGCGAGTTCGAGCCAAGCATTGTGAACGGAAGGATATTGGTAGGGGCCGATTTGCTCGTACCAAGCGTCTTTGACGAGTCCATGTGGCAGCGTCCGCAATTCCTGAAAGGCGCGATAGACTTGCGCCTTGGTTTGCTCACCCGGATCAACCGGCTCTGCCGCCCATCGAACTTTGTCCCGTGCGTCTCTCTGTAAAATTCTGAGTTCGACCGCACCGCACAAATAACTCATCAAGAGCGACATGCACTACTCCACTGGTTACTGTTTTGACGCGCTCGGATCGGTGTACGCATTCACCGAGCGGTTACTAAGACAGAGGGAGCCAAGGAAATGCGGAGAGACGTTTCAACCCCCCGTGCATCGTCCTACGCTGGACTTGGCTCCCTCACCCCCGCGCCGCACTCCTGGGCAAAGGGTGAAACTGACATCATCAACTGGCGCGGGCGCTCTGACGGCGCTTCTGCATGTGTCCGCGCATGTAAGTACGCATGTAAGCTTTTCTCACGGCCTTACCCTCTGCTGTTCCATAGTACCGATCACGAGACGCATCCCGTCGCGCTCTGCTCGCTGCGAGCCAGCACTTGTGACACCGCTTTGGCGGCATCCTTTTTGGATGCTTACGTTGCACGGTCACTCCGCAATCTTGGCAATGGTCAGACATCATGACCCTCGCCGAAGCCATAAGCCTCGGGCTTGATGTTGCTGGGTTTGCAGGGTGGGCTTGTCATTGGGCTCTGGCCTCGGTGAAAAAATCATCGGGGCGGAGCTTGATGCCGTTCTCTCGCGCTTTGCTCAGAACGATGGCTTGTTGGCGAACAGGGATGTACCCGCGCTCGGCCCAACCCTGAACAGTGGTCGGGTTCCGATGTTTGAGAATGCGAGCCATCGGACGAATTCCCCCGAATTTCGCTATGACGTGTTCTGCTTGAGACATTTCAACGCAAATACGTATACGCATTTGCCACGCTTGTCAACGTAGATTGCGTGCGCTATAGTGCGAGAAGATGCGTTTATGGCGAAAAAGAACGTTGCCGTGGAGTTGCGGAAGCTGCGGGGCCGACTCGATCTCTCGATGAGGTCGATGGCTCGCGCGCTTGGATACAAAGACGGGTCCAGCTACCAGAGGTACGAAGACCCTGAGAAGATGGAAGATAAACAACTACCTATAAAGTTGGCGTTGCTGATTATCGGTAAGTTCGATGGGAAAGGTACTCCCCCCATTAACCGGGAAGAGGTGTTGGCCCTCGTCGGCAACGAGTTGTCACGTCATGCTAACCATTCCCCTCTGCCGGTCAGGGGACTTTCGGTAGAGGGGATCGTAGCAGCAGGACTTTGGCGAGAGGTTGATTTTCCTTGGGATGCGGGGGGAGACGCCGAAGTGCCAGCAGACCCCAGGTTCGCAGAAGTTAGGCAATTCGCCCTACTGGTCGAAGGGCAGTCTGTAAACCTTCTTATTCAGGACGGAGAATACGCCATTTGTTCCCGGTTTTCTGACCTTGGGCGCGAACCACTAGCCGGAGAACTGGTCGTTGTGGAAAGAACCCGCGACGGCGGCCTCCATGAATACAGCATCAAACGCCTAAAATCGACCACTGGGGGCCGTTTCGAACTTTGGCCCGAGAGTACCCACCCAGACTTTCAGACGCCCCTGAGCCTCGGGAAGCCGTCTGAGCACACCTCCGTGATGGTTATCGCCAAAGTCCTCGGAAAATACGCTCCTATGGAACCATAAAAATTTTGCCCTGTCTGTACGTTTATGCGTTGACATGTACGCATGGTGCGTGTATCTTTCTAACCATCAGAGAGGGAGAACGACATGGCGACATACGCCCTCATAAAGCAAGGCAGTGGCTACTACGTCATTGGCAAGGTGGCGCGTGAGAACAAGCGTCACGCATGGATTGAGTATCCCAGCGGGGAAATTTTTCGGGAGACCCTGGGCACGGCAGCTTGGCGCTTTGAGACCTACGAAGATGCTCAGAGACAGCTCACGGAACTTGAGAAGAACCGGAGCTAATGACAGCAGAGACCACAAGGGCTTGGGTCAAGGATGTCTTGCAAGACATGGAGCGCGTAGCAGCAATCGCGCGCTCCTACCGGATGGAACCGCATGATGCTGACGCAATCCAATCCGTTCTTACTAAAACCCGAGCCTATTTAGCAGCACTTGAAGAAGGCGAACCACCAAACGCCTAGCCCCCATTGCAGAGAGAGAGAACGACATGGACGCGACCCAAGCTTTCCAAGACGGCTTCGACGCTTACCGCGACGGCAAGTCCATCAAGCACTGCCCGATCAGCGCATGGAACGGCGACCTCTTTGACGCATGGACGCTCGGATGGATGGAGGCGCGCGACGGCGGCGAACGCTCAAGCTACTTCGAGGCAGCTGACGCCTACAGCGAAAAACTCCGCGCGTACTAGCCCCCATTGCAGAGAGGGAGAGAACGGATATGGCGACCTGCCCAGAGTGCCACGGGGCAAAAACGTGTCTAGGCCCAGATGACTTTGACATGTGGGATTGCCCGACTTGTAAGGGCACTGGTCAGGTTGACGACACAAAGAAGCCAGCGAGCGAAAACGACGAACAGACAATCCAAACGGTCACTAATTACGAGGTTGGATACAAGCAAGGTGTTGCCGACGCGATGAAGCTTTTTGATGAGGAAATGAGCGAGACCGGCGACGTTCGCAATGCTCGGCAAGCCATGAAAACCCTTCTGAGGTTCGGCCCACAACGCGCAGCCTAACCCCACCTAGGGAGCGGCACGAGACGAGAGGATGATGGTGATGACAAAATTCTACGTGATTGATGCTGAAGGCCACGTCTCATGGTTCGTGAACGATGAGAAGCCATCGGACGATGGGCCAGAGAACTTTGACACCGAAGACGATGCAATCAAGCGGGCGCGAGACATGGCGCACTCATGCCCAGGCGACGTGATTACGGTCTGCAGGGCAATCAAGCTCGTTCATTGCCCCGTTGGTGAAAGTGACGTTGAAGACGCCTAGCCCCACACCCCACAGCGGAAGGGAGAGAGACAATGGCTGACACACCACTTGAAAAGGCGATTCTTGGAGCGGCCAAATGCGTGATTTGCGGCGCTGGTTACGGCAAGTGCGATTGCTGGGCGAAGTGCGAGACGTGCGGTCGCAGCTATCGTAAGGGCGAAACGTGCCAGCACGGCGAAGGTAGTGACACGCCAGAGGTAGTCGCAATGGGAACGCTCAAACTGTAGCCGCCTAACCAGCGGGAAGGAGACGAGAGACAATGAGCGACAGAAAAATAGGCGCTGTAGCGCGTGAACTGATCGAAGCCAAGAAGCGGATCGAAGACCCTGCGAATTGGTGCACCCCCCTCACATACAAACGAGGCCGAATGTGCGCGATGACAGCTTTGATCGAACATGGCGGAGGCTACGATCTTTTGTCCCAAGTGTCTCTGGAGCTTTTTGACGGTTTACGCCCCCATCAAGTAAACGACAAACTCGGCCACGCCGCAGTCATGCAGATGTACACGCACGCCATCAACAGAGCATTGAACGAAGGAAAATGACGTTCTCCCCGGTGCTGATCCCCTCCTGACAGCACCACCCTAGGGTCGGGTTTGTATCGCGTCCCGACCTTCTTAATGAGGAATGGAAAGATGAGCGGAGAGATAGAAACGGACCTCGTCAGAACGCTTCGTGAGATTGCGCGGGACAAAGCGGAAAAGTTGACGGGCACCGGGATAGTCGCCCGCGACCTTGCCGAATGGCTTGCCGCCGACGAGATTACGAGACTGCGTGAGGCACTGGCAACCATTACCGATGCCACAGTCATTGCCGACAGCGAGCAGGCCGAGTGGATATTTAACCGCGCCATGGCCGCTCTCTCCCCCACTGAGGAGGGCTGAGTGATGCACTACACTATTTCCGCTGAGGCCCTACGCAATCTCGCATCAGAGTTCGCAGAGGATTTATCCAACACCTATGAGAACCTGAACGCGGAAGGAATCTCTCTCTCCGATCTTCAATACTGGGAACAGAGACGAGCTGCTTTGTTGCACATGAGAGAAAGGGCCTTCGGGTTTGCAAAGGACATCGAGGTTCTGAACAGGCTTCATCAAGATCGGATGGATGATCAGGTTTGGGTTCGGGAGGCGGCGGAATGAACGAAGCTCAATTCAACTCTCTAATGTTGGGGGTGACCGTCATTCAGATTCAACTTCTTTGTTTGATCGTGGTTGTGGGGTTCATATGACGCTCGCTCAATCCCCGTGGCGCTGGTTTGCAGATGAGTTGCGTCGGAGGGACGATGAAAAGTCCGTCGCGCAACTGGAGCGCACCGCCGTTCTCGCAATCAAAGAACTTCTCGACCGTGGCGAGTTCGATGTCGTTCTAGTGTGCGCCAAATGCTTGAGGTTGGGTTTCGATGAATGGAGCAAGGCATGAAACGAGCAACTGGGAAAGAAGCCCTCAGAAAGAAGCTGTTGGGAGCCCTCCCCCGGCAGCTGCTTGAGGAGGTGTCTTACGTAGACGGACCTTGGCATTGCTCACGGTCTGAACTTGAACAACACGCTCTAGCCAATTGGGATGACAACACAATGGACGTTATCCTTAAATGGGCAGGCGGTGCACGCTATGAGTGACACGCTGCAAGTTCTCCAAAACCTTCGATCCGTGAATCTTCGTGAGAAGGCTCAATATTCCAGTGCGTTCACCTGGGCGATCAATGCGGCAATCTCAATCTACATCGGCGGCGATCCGAACAATGACGTTGTGAAACTTGTCGAGCATTGCCTTCGTGAAGCGCGAGAAAAGCAGGATCGTGAGGCCGCGTAAGTGGAAAAGATAATCACGATATACGGCGAATGTGAGGAGGACGAAGACCCGCAACTGATCGTGAAGTCGATTATGAGCGGCTTCGAGCGCCTGGATAAAACAGGCTACCGCGACATCGCAATCTCTACGCTTGAGGAAGCCAGCATCGCACTACGCCTCGCCGGCTATCTGAACCGCAAAACATCGAACCGCGCCAAGCTCGATGGCGATTGGGACATTCTCAAGGGCGGTATCGAGAACTGCAAGTCATACACCGAACTCCTGCAATGGAGGTCCGATAACCGCTCGCGGATAGCTGTCTGCCCGAACGAATGGATTGAACCGCTGAACGAACTTTATGCACGCCAAAAGGAAAGGGTTTCCGATGCCTAACGTCGATGACTACTACCAGAGTGAGTCCAAATATCTGAAAGCCACAGATTTGCAGGGGAAGGAAGTCCCATGCACCATCTCAGAATGCAAGTTCGAAGAGGTTGGCGACGATGGCGTGAAGGCTGTCGTTTATTTCAAAGGGAAAGAAAAGGGCCTGGTCCTTAACATGACGAATAAGGACGCGATCAAAGAAGCCTACACCGGAGAGACGGATAAGTGGAGCGGGAAAGAGGTCGTCTTGTACCCGTCAAAAACAAAGTACCAGGGCAACATGGTGCCCTGTCTCAGGGTTCGCATTCCCGTGGCTCAGGCTCTAGACGACGAGATTCCCTTTTGATGACCACCCGGCCATTCAAGAGGTAATGCGTATATGGCCCGACGCGAGGATTGTCGATGTCCGAGATAAGCAACCAGCCTCTTAGTGAGCAGTTCCGTTTGATCGGCAAGCAGTGGGCTGAACTCGATGCAGCCGCAAGAATGAGGGAGGAAGGCAAGACCACCTTCCTTTCCTCGCTCAAGTCCAAGTTGATTGAGGCCGACGCGAAGATGTCAGAGACGAAGGCCGAACGCATTGTCAAGTCCGGCGACGAATGGCGCTCCTACTTGGCTGACATGATCAAGGATCGGAACGCTGCAAACAAACTGAAAATCGACATGGAATATCTACGGATGCGTCACTCAGAGCAACAGAGCATTGAAGCGACAGCAAGAGCCGAGAGAAGACTTTAAAGTGGTGGGGTGCGTTAGCGGAATCGTACTCCTTAATTGCGGGCGGGGCCGCGACTTTAATCAAACCGCCTAAAGCCACTGTAGACCCTCAGCACGGGGAAGGGATGAGATGACCGAGGTCGTTACAAATTTCAAGCCGCCCAAGAACCCCAATGCAAAACGGGAACTGAAGGCGCGCGACAAACGGCCAGGAATGTCACCTGAGCATCTATCTCTAATTCGGAACCTACCGAGTTGTGTCAGCGGGCGGAAGCCGTGCGACCCTCATCACTTGAGATTGAAAGACGAGCGTGGGGTTGGCTTGCGTGCAACAGACCGTTGGGCAATTCCTCTAACAAGAGACGAGCACGACCATGTTCACACGTTCGGATCGAAACGTGAAACCATCTACTTCAAGGCTCTCGGCTTCAATCCATATGATTTAGCAAATGCACTGTGGAAGAACACGGGTGATTTGGAACGGATGGAGAAGATTGTCCGCGCATACTTGCCCGTCGAACGCCAAGGGAGGGAGTGATGAAGTTGAGCGAGCGCGACAAGGAGTTTCTAACGATGCTCAAGTTCGGGAAGCACCATATTCCGCAAGTGTGGAACGAAGAGTTGCGGCACGCTATCTCGAACGGTTGGGTCACTGTGGGGTGGGGAGGAATTAGGGAATTAACAGATGCAGGCCGAGCCGCCCTTAACGAGAGGGAGCGGGGGTGATGAAATACGCTGATCTAATCGAGCGCGTGGAGAAGGCTAGTGGGCCGGATAGGGAAATCGACTGGCTGATCGCGTGCGGTCTCGACCACGACCATATGCGAGAGTACGCGGAGGCTTGGGAAGGCGACAGTGTAACACGTTACGCACGCATCCCAGGCAAAGAACTGGCGACTATCGACACAGATTCTGGCGAGCGCAGAACAACCTCGATCAAACCAGACTACTACTCGTCATCCCTCGACGCAGCGATAGGGCTTGTAGAGCGGGTGTTGCCGCCTCCTGGCTATCATGTTCGCAGCATCGGCCAAGACGATCACTGGAATTGGATTGCCGCCATCGGAGAAGGGTACCCGAGCAACCACAGGCGCGTGTTTAGGAGTAAGAGCGATCCTGGGTCGCCCAATCCAGCACTTGCCGTCCTCTCTGCTTTATTGCGCGCCCTCCTATCCCGCATTCAGAAGGACACGAACGATGGATAGCATCACCTTGCTTGGAACAGAGAAAATCAAAGACGCCGCACGGACAATGGAGAGTGCTGCCGCTGAAATGAGCAGGGCTGCCAACCAGATCGAGGAAGCTCTACGTCAACAACGGGTCTTTCTAACGGACTGGCTCTGTGAATTTCAGAGAACCTCCCCATGACCAAGGATGAAGGACATGCCATGACCGAGTGCCTGACGCGCGAAGAACTAGATGACTGGCATCGCAACCTTCCTCGTTGGCTTCAACAATACGGTTGTGAGCTTTCACAATTGCGCCTCGACGAATGGGAAGCCATCTGTGACCTCGTCATCAAGGGGATCGAAGCCGATGGCCTGATTGAGTTTGTGCGGAACCTACCATTTCACGTTCATGGTGGGCACTCCGCGCAGATTGCAGACTATCTCCAAGAACATTTCATGCCCTCCCCACCTTCTCAGGCTCCCTCCCCTGCCGAAACCCATTGGTATTCAGAGGAAGATATTGCCGCTGCCGTTTTTGGCTACATCAAAGCCGTGAGGGCATTGAACAGAGAACAGATCAATACGGTCGAGATTGCCGAGGCCCTGAACATTTCGGAGCCAGAAGTCGAAAACGCCATCTGTAAATTTGAGATGCCAGGGGTGGAGACTGTCGCAGACAAGGTAAATCGGAAGCCCTCCCCTGTTGTAACTCCCGAACCGTGGCTCGCTGATAAGTACGCCGTTGGCGATGCCATGAAGTCTGTCGAGCCCTCCCCCTCCGACACTGACGTAGAAGGGCTGGTGGAGAGGCTGGAAAAAGTCTCTCCGTATGAATGTGAAACGTCTAGCGCGTTCTGTGCTGAGATATGCGCGGAAGCCGCCGCCCTTCTCGTCAAGCTCAGGGATGAGCGGGACGGCTGGAAAGAATATTATGACATTGCGGAAAAGGACAACATTGCCCTGCGCGTGCGCAAGATCAAGCTACAGCACGAACTCTCCAGCCTCAAGCAAGAACGTGACGCGCTCAAGGAGGCGCTGGAGGACTTAATAGAAGACGCCGAACGGCAGATGGCAAACCCGAGCCATCACCAACCATTCTCGCTCAATAAGGCCCGCGCCGCTCTCCAAGGAGAGGGGAAGTGAGCGAGCGTCCTTACACGCCAGAGAAGTTAGCAGAGCGGTGGGGCTGTTCGGCTGTCTGCGTGCGGAAGATGCTGGAGAAGGGCGACTTGCGTGGCTTCAAGGTCGGGCGCAAACTGTGGAGGATTTCGGCTGGGGAGGTTGAGCGGTTCGAATGCCAGACTATCGCCTCGGAAAGCTCAAAGGCCGATGGGTTTGCGTCTGGTACGAAGGAGGCCGGCGCAAACGATGGCGTCTTGTTAATGCAGCTTCACCGGCTGAAGCGCGAGCGGCCCTCAGAGAATTCGCCAGAGAACGAGACGCCCTCTTACGACCATCGAACAGACTCACAGTAGGGGATATTTGGGCCGATTATGTGGCAGAAAAAGAAGCTCAGGGGAAAATTTCAGTAGGAAGGATGCGGGATGCTTGGAAAGCACTCAGCCATGAATGCGCTTCGCACGCGCCAGAAACTATTTCAAGCGCTTGGGCACGAGGATACGTGGCGACCCGTCGCAGAGTTGTTGGCGATGGAACTATCCACACCGAACTTGGCTACCTCAGAGCTGCACTCCGACACGGAGGGTCCGACGCCAAGTTTAAGCTCCCCTCAAAACCAAGACCACGTGCCCGCCACCTCACCTCCGATGAAGCCAGGAGACTCCTAGATGCAGCACAAATGCCCCATGTGCGGCTCTTTATTCTACTCAGCATCTACACGGCTGGACGGCCAAGTTCAATCTTGGACCTTGTTTGGGAGAGAGTGGATTTCAAGGGACGGCGGATTCACTTGGACAATCCAGCTAGAGACAAAACCGCTAAAGGGAGGGCCACTGTACCGATGGCTCCATCGCTTGTTGGACCGCTTGTATTGGCTCAGCAGGCTGCCAGAACGGACTACGTGATCGAATGGGCAGGACAGAAGGTGGGGAGTATCAAGAAAGGGTTTGCAGAGGCTTGTCGCCGGGCCGGTCTGTCCGGGGTGACGCCATACGTACTACGTCATTCGGCCGCGGTGTTCATGGCCGAGGGTGGGGTTCCCATGAGCGAGCTAAGCCAATTCCTAGGTCACACGTCCACGGCGGTCACGGAACGGGTGTACGCACGTTACTCGCCAGACTACCTCCAGAAAGGAGCCGCCGCGATTCACACAGCTCTCTTTGGGCCAGCGAACCGGACTACGGGAATGCAAACGGTACAAAAACAGCCCAAAAAGCGATTGTCTCTAGCTAAAACGGCCAAAAAGCAGTAGGGTCAAAGTGTTCACATCGCAGGGGTCACTGGTTCGAGTCCAGTACCGCCCACCAATGTTTCAGCCATTTTTGACTGAAAACGCACAGTGGTCCACTAGTCCAACGACACCGGAGCTAACACCATGACCGATGAGTGGAAGCCAGTAGATGGGTTCTCGGGACGCTATGAAGTTAGCCGGTATGGGCGGGTACGGCGGACTGACGGGCTGCTTCTGAATCCACTCGAGAACCAATTTGGCTATCCGGTCATCAACCTTAGAGGAAAGGGCTTCCGCAAACTTGCCCGCGTTCATCGCCTAGTCGCTCAAGCGTTCATCCCAAACCCTGACGGGCTACCATGCGTGAATCACATAGACCATTGCCGACAGAACAATAATGTCGAGAACCTAGAATGGTGCTCGCAAAAGGAAAACTTAGCCCATGCAAGGCGTGCCGGTCGCATGACGAATTATTGGAAGGGGCGGCGATCTCCAAACGCCGCGTTGCTTGATGAGCAAGTTCGCCAGATTAGACGTGAATACGCGCTAGGAGGAGTTTCGTGGGATAAGTTAGCGCGAAAACACGAATTAAGCAAACGCGCGATTGGGCGCGTCTTGCGCCGGGAGACATATACCGATGTCTGAGAACGAGTGGCGGAACATAGATACGGCTCCGAGGGATGGGACGCAAGTTTGGCTTTGGTCCGAACGCCAATACTCGCGACCAGTTTGGGGGTGGTACTCAGGAGCCCTGAATAGCTGGATGGCTCATGTTGGCGACCGCACCGACATCATCAAAAATCCAACCCACTGGATGCCACTCCCGGAGCCTCCCAAATGAAAATACGAGGCCAAACAGTGTGTCCGCCCCAAGAGAGAGTCCTGCGCGGGCACAAGATGGGTGCAACCCTTAAGACGTACAGGCCAAAGAAAGCTAATCGCTTTTCACTGCCGTTCGATGCTTCTGAAAGCGAGAACGTGTCATGAACACTGAGAAGATGGTGGGCAAGGGTGGGGCAGGCAGCATCAAGATAAAGCGCGTCACAGATTGGACAGACTGTGAGACGTGCGGCTCGTCTTATGCCGAAGGTGCTGTGATTTACATCGACGGCAAGGAGGCTCTCGACCTCGCCCCAGTTGCCCATTGTTTTGGGGGCACGAACTACGACGAGGACGCCATTCTGAAAACCCTTCTTGAACACCTTGGGTACGAAGTCGAGATTGAGGCTGCACCATGACCGATGAAAGACAGGTAGAGTGCCGAGACGCTGAAGAGGAAATGGTGACTGCGCTAATCGAGATGATGGCTCAGGAAGTTGAAAACCTGAACTTTGTGCTTCCGTTGCATGATAGCCGGGAACTCAATGAGGCCACGGACGATGCCGCTTGTGATGTTCTTCTACAAGCCGCAGCGAAAATCCGAAGCCTCAAACCCCAACCACCTAAGGAAGAGAAGCCATGAAGAGTGTGAGAGAGGCTTTACGTAGCGTTGAAAGCTGGGGCGAGCGCATCGTCTGGACAGACGCGGAAGTAGATAAGCTCATCGAAGTTCTCAAAGCCTCAGGATACGCGCAAGTCTCTGAAGACCCGCCGGAAGCGTTTATCAACTTGGTTGAAACTAAGTGGACTAGCCTTTCGGCATACGACATGACGCGTCTTTATCAAGACATGCTCGCCTCACAAGACCAAGGAAGGGAGTAGAAGAGAGATGTTCTATTGCAAGAAATGTGGCGATGAAGCCGGGTGGCCAGATGGTCATCTAAAGTCTCACGGCCCCTGTGAAATATGTGGGAAGGTTGCGTTTTGCACTGACATCCCGTCGAGAGCTTTGCCTGACCCAAAGTCACGAAAGCCTAAGAAGAAAAGCGCTTAACGCGGCCTCTCAGGAGGAAGGGCTTTCAGGATTGTCGGAGTTCGGTCAGAACGGTTGTCATGACGTGTGAAACCCCATGGCAGAAAGTTTCGTCTGTGTGCTCGTTGATTTCCATTCCCGCCCAGCTCACCATCATATCTCTCATGGCGTGGCAGACCTCGTGGGCTAGCGTGGCATAGTCTTCGGGGCTTCGAGGTGTTCGAGGTATCCAGATGATCGGGCCGTATTCTTCATAGCTCTCAAAGTGAAGCCCTCTGGCCTTAGGAATGTCGGTGTCTGGTCTTCCCTTCCATTCGACATATTTTTTGAGATCATCCCACGGGCCGACAACACAATAGACCGCATAATCAAACATCCCCATAGGGACTCGGATTTCTTTTAGCCTGCCACGGATGATCTTTGGTGCCGGATTCCACTCCGCTTTTGAGCTACCCCGTTTCGCCATTCCCAGCCCCGCAGCAGCAAGCTTGAGTAACCTGTCGGCACGTCTGGCAGGCGTAGTGGGCACCATTCCAATCTTCGACTAAGGGGTTGCCACAGAAGGGACAGCGTCCCTCTGCCTTCTCGATCTTCTTGATGATGCCTTGTGAGTATCGACCGTGGTGACAGTTGTCGAAGTCAGCAACGAGTTCCCAACCCTCGGGGATTTGCTGGCCGTGTCTGAGGTAGGTTAGCTCGAACTCTTTCATGGCTGGGCCAAGAAGTTAGCAAGAATTGATATCAGTGAAGCTGCCTGGAGCTTCGTCACCTGAATATCAATCTTGGAATCGTGTCCAGTCTGAGCCCTGATAAAACATGTCTTATCCGCATTAGTAATTGCTGTGACCCAAGGGAACGGATGTGAACCTTCCTTATCGTGAAGGTTCCAATCTATGCTTGCTAGGCCATAGCCTTCGCAGATTGGGTCTATGTCTGGGCGGATCGGAACTACGTTGTCGGTCATAGAATATTCACCTTGTTACGTGAGATTTCGCCGTCCGCCTTGTGATAGTTTATTGCCTGCACAGATCGGTTTGCACCGTATCCTTGAGCAACGTGCCAGGCATCTGGGGCCACGGGAGATTGAAAACTCTCGACCGTTACGCCGCTCATCTCGATCCCGGACTGTTGATGAATGTGTCCGGTATAAACGTGCCGGAATTTAGCCTTGCCCCAGGCTTCCGGGTTTCTTGCTGCCATGATAAGAGGCAAGTCCTTCATCTTGGCTTTGTCGCCGTGGGTCGCACCGAGAAAGACTTTTCCGAACGACCACCACCAGAATCTTCCCGCATCGTCATCAACACTGACACGGGGGTTGTTCGCGTAGTAGAGCGAGAGAGCCAACGAAACAGCAATCGCCGCATGTTCATCATGGTTGCCTGGTAGCACTCTGACGATGACTGTTTCATGTTTTTGGAGAGCCAGGTCTATTGTGTAAAGAAGGAGTTGCGTCGCCGCGCTGAGTATCTTAGGGTATCTTCCATCAACGTCCAAGACATTTTTGCTCTTGGAGGTCTGATTGTCGTAGTTATCAGAGTGCAGGAGATCGCCCAAACCTAGCACGACTGCTTGACCGGATTTCGGAGTTCCTGCAATCAGCCGCTCCATCGCGGTCTGAATAGTGGACTGGCCGATTTTCAAGTCATAGTTGTGCCCGGTTTCCTTCTTCCAGCTCAGGAGCCCCACATGCCAGTCGGCGCAAATGTAGATAGTGGCGAGGTCAGAATCGGTGATAGGCTCTGAGAGCCACACAGAAGGCTCAGGAGGCGTGTAATCCTCGAAGGCTTGTCTGATACTGGAGGCTATTTCCTCCGGTCCTGGGGCATCTCTGGCGGTCTTAAGCCATGTTGCTCGTTTGTTCCCCTCGCCATCAAACAAGGTTGACGTGCCAGTGACCCGGAAACCTTCTAACGGAGGCCCATCTTCGACCCATCCTCTAGCTCTAGCCGAGAGAATGCGGGATTCGATAGTCTGACGGGATTTGCCAAGCTCTAACCCGGCTTTAGCACAGTCCCAATCGTTTCGTTCAAGGGCAGCTAAAGTTATCTGCCAGTCTTGCTCGATACGCTCTATGGGCTTTCCCATGTTTGTTCCATGAGTGGCCTCGGATGACGCAGATACAGGGG